GAGCTGGATATGTGTTGACCGTATCTTGAATCACTACCCACCCACATCATATTTTCATATTCTAAATCATTATGTAAAATATCAGCAATTTGTTGACCAATGTCGTTAATTTCTACTAAGATATAGGCGTTATGATAATCTTTAGCTACCTTATGAATAACGGAAGGATAAAGTAAGGGGCTGATTTTGTTATCGCGATATTTAGCTACAATTTTGAACGGGTATTCAGTTGTATTGATAACAGTAAATGCTGAGTAATCTCTTTCAACCCCTCTAGAAGTATCAGCCGATATCATATAGCAGTTACCGGGTTTCGGCTCTTCTAAAATATCTAGATTGTCTTTGCTGTAGACATAGTTAATAGGAGACAATCTAGCAATAGTGTCAGGTGATATAAGTGTGTTTGAAGATCCTAGGAATGCACAAAGTACTTCTTGATTAAACTTCACATCACCAAGCAGAGCTTTTTGTTCTGCAGCCCATTTTTCGTCGCGCTTGGGGTGCTCCCAGTAATTAACTCTTAAATGTTTAAAGCCATTAGCCCCGCTTTCAGCGTCATTCCAAAACTTCCAAAAATGGTTATAACCTAAAGGGGTAGAAGTTAGAATAATTTTGGTAGTCTCACCTGCGGAAACTACTGGGTAAACCGATGTAAAGAATTGTTCTGCAATGTTGTTAGGAACAATGGCCACCTCGTCGACATATAGCAAGTTAACCGATTTACCGCGAATACCGGCTGAAGAAGTTGCAGCAGTGAATACAGAGGAACCATTCTCTAATTCTACGTCGCCCTTATTCCATGTCTTAATACCTTGCTGCATCCAAATAGGTACATTCTCATACATTAGTTGGTAGCGAGAAAGAATTTCCATTGCTGCATCTGATTTATATGCCAGAATAGCAACGGTCTTATTATTGTTAAATAGTGTATACCAGAGAATATATGCAGCTACGGTTTGAGACTTACCCATCTGTCTGGGCTGCATACTAATAACTTTGCGGTTATCTTGTATAACATCAATAAACTTCTCTTGGTAACCGAAAAGCTCGAACGGTATTAACTGTTCGCTATCAAGTGAAACGATCTTACAATAAGTTTTAATGAAGTACTTTGGGTCATCCTTGCACTTCATTAACTCTTGAACCTGCTCATAGGTGTATTGGATTGAATATCCAATTTGTTTAAGTGAGCGGTTACCGTTATATGAATTTTTATTTTGTGTCAATTTGCTTTAGCTTTCTGAGCGCTAATAAGCTTCATAAGATCGGAAGTAGAACCAGCAAATACTATATTGTTTTGCGTACTTATTTTTTGAGGCTCTTCACCAGTAATATCTTTTTTCTGTTTATGTAGATTAATAAGATCCTTTGCTATATCCGATTGTGCCTTAACTAGCTGTCCTACAACCTCATATGCTCTTGGATGCTCTGAGTTTTTAGAAATGTGAATTAACTCAGTAATTACATCTTCGTTTTTATTAATAAGATTGCGTAGTGTGTTTCTGGCTAAGGCGAAGTCATCTTCTTGCTCTAAAGCAGAAGATGCTGCCGGGGGGACAATTTCTAAAGGGGTATTAACAGGCGTATCTATATTGAATACGTCGTTAATTTTTTCAAATGACTTCATTAAAAATCCTCAAATGTCTCTAATACATCAATATCATCCCCGGGAATGGCGGTATTGGGGTCAACTTGAGCGCTGTATGTTTGCTGCTTTTTAGAAAGTGCAGGGTCACTAAATGTGTTAACAGTAGTAGTGCGAATAATACCCTGTTTATTAATCGGACCGAAGAAATTAAGTTTCATTGTAAAGCTTAATGTCCAAATAATAGCTCTTCTTAAATTAAAGTCCGCTTCATAATTATCATCATAAGATACACTATCAAGAATGATAGGTAAGTCATTTTTTATACCCAGCACAGGTATAGCGTTTAGCGATAAGTTAAAGTCAGGGTTAAAGTATGGTAATATTTGTTCTATAATTTGCAGCCCGTCATCTTGATCTTTTGTATAGCAATATAACATCATATTAATGTTATATGGGGTTGGGGCGTACTGCGCATTTAAAGTTGTAGAGGTAGAATTTACCGCTCTATTTTGCTGCACCAAACTTATTCTTCGACCAGGATCATAAACTATACCGGTCATCTCAAATGCTAGTCTAGGAAGAAATGTCTGAAAGCTTTGCTCAAAGCTCTGTGGCTGAGCTGCTATTCTAGCTAAAAACTTGCTTTTTGGGGCGTATGATAAAGGTACCTTTAAAGTCTGAACAACTTCACCGCTATCGTTTCTTCTATCAATATGAATATTGTTAAATAAGTTACCAAAAGCAATCACTGACTTTCTAATGGTACCCCAATAAAATTTTTGATTAAGCATTTATTTCTCCGAACGGATTAGTTTCGGTGAAATCTAACACGTTAATATTATCTGTAAAGTTTTCATTTTGAGCATTAGGTAGTATATCTCTAACCTCATAGCTTTCTAATATGAGAGAAGAAGGTGTGAAATATTCTAGCAATAGACGCGACCCATCTTCCAGTAGCACATTAAATTCGTTAATATCAACGGACTTTTCTGATGCAGTATCGTCAATATCACTGATACCGGTATTAAATTTCTCTGAACCGTACTGCATTAATTCACATTCAAGCTTGTAAACATATAGTTTACCAACCTGGAAGAAGGGGTCTTTTGATTCAACAAATTTTATTTCAAAGAAAGCTTTGGTTAGCGGGAAATATAAAATATCACCTTCAGCTGGTCTAGTAGTTAAAACAGCTTCACCCGATCGAGCTATAACCTCATCCCAGCGTCTTCTCGCTACAATAAAAGTAGCGGTATCTCTGATCTCCACACCAAACTTAGTCATCAGATCACCGTCACCCTCAAACCCGTTGGTATTCTGAAGGTACATCTCTAACGGATAAGCAGCGTCAAACCTGTTAAGGTTATCTTCCCCGAGAATCAAATCTTCACTTACCGATTTACGCGGTATATAGTATACGTCAAAGCCATAGATCTTAAGGCATTCTATTATAAGATCTTCAACTAATAACTGCTCTGATGATCTTCCACCAGGTATACCAGATTGAAAATAAAAATTGGTTGCCATTATTGGTATCTTCTACGTGGAGCAGCTATTGCCTTGGTGTTAAAATCCATATGTGGGCTGTTGAGAATCAGCCTGTAAAAAAATCTATCGGTAATTGATAGGTATTCTTAGCTTCATCTTTGAGATTAGCTATCTCATCCATAGCTTCATCAAAGATCTTCTGTCCGTTTAGGGTAACACCCCCGGGAAGCTGAACGCCTTCGAATTTCTTTAGGTTAGTACCCCATTGGCGTTTAATAAGAGCTGTAGCATAGCGTTTTAAAAAACCATCGTTATATACATCGGTGTATGTATCAGGATCTAAAAACTGCCAACCCTCAACAATAATATAATCTCCTACAACCACATCATAAGACCAGTCCATGTCTATGAATAATCTATTCATATGACGATTGAATCTAACGGGCTTCTGCCCGGTCATCAGGTCATTTATAAGATTGAGGTGTGTCTTAAGCTGGCTGTAGTAAATAATATCTGTGTTAGTTAAGGATTGTATATTGTTTAATAGCAGCTGATAGCGCACATCAAACATGCCCATTCCAGACGTCTTGTTAGACAACTGTAAGATTCTCTCTACACCAAAAAAAGAATCATCTAGAGTAATATATTTGTTATCGTAGTTTCCTAAGGTAATGCTCGATAACGTTGAGCTAGTACCGGTAGTACCTCCGGAAATAGTTTCACCTGCAGTGAACGTACCAGCTACTTTGTAAACTTTAAACCTATTACCGGATACGTTTGCATATACAAACGCAGTTGCTCCTGATGAGGATCCGGTTATCTTTTCACCGACAGAATAAGAAGAAGCATTAATACCGGTTATTTGTATTAATGAAGAGTCAATTAAAACTTTCTTGTATACCTTCTCAGTTGCATCATAATGAAAGTCGCGATAGAACTGAAATGCTTCATCAATTCTATCTTCTAATTGATCATCATCAATATTGATCTCAAGTACAGGGTGCCCCAGTTGTCTGAGGCAATAATCAATTAACCCTTGTCTGCTTGATGGATTAGCCATTTAATTTCTCGATTTGTTTCTTCAATGTATTTATTTGGTCTTGTTGCTCTTTGATAGCTTCAACCAGGACACCTATAATGTTGGTGTAACGAATACCTAAGTACCCACTATCATCTTTAGTAACAACTTCAGGTATAACTTTTTGCACTTCTTGAGCAATGAGACCTATTGCTTCATTACCACCTTCTTTCCATTTAAAGGTAACACCTCTCAAGCTGTTAACTTTATCAAGAGCACTCTCCACAGTCTTAATATTAGTCTTAAGTCTCTTATCTGATGAAGAGTTGTAATCGGTTGAAGTTAGCAAACCTGAAGACGGGTTAAAGGTAAATTTAGAGCTAGAAGTTTTTTGTCCTGCATTACCTGACGTTGCAGACACATATGTTGGATAATGTGTGGAGTTAGTAGATGTATCATCGGTAATAGCTGTATTTGTAGCGTTAGTTGCGCTTGTTGCAGCAGATACTGTACCAGATACGTTTACTGTTACAGCACCAGTACTTCCGCTTATAGAAATATTAGTACCAGCTACTAAGCTTGTGACACCAGAGTTTGTTACGGTCAATGATCCTGTTGTCTGGTTAACTGATATACCTGTACCGGCATTAACCGCGGTTACTTTAGCATCTGTATACGAAGTACTAATTGATGAGCCATTCCAAGTACCGGTAGTAATTGTCCCTACTCCAGTAATACCTGTTAGCGATCCACCGATAGTAACGTTGGACGCAGATGTTATGTGTCCGGTTGCATTAACTGTATAAACTGGGACTATACCCGCGCTTCCGTATGTAGCTGCAGTTACACCAGAGGATGCATGTGATAAGGTAATAGCACCAGTAGAAGCAGATGTTGCAATCGGAGATGTTGCAGATACCGATGTTAACTTTGCATCAGTATACGTGGTGCTAATTGATGAACCTTGCCAGGTACCTGTTGAAATAGTACCGACCCCTGTAATTCCAGTTAATGAGCCGGCGATAGCTACGTTAGATGCACTGGTTAAACGCCCGTACGTATCTACGGTATAGACCGGAACAGTACCTGCACCACCGTAAGTTGAAGCAGTTACACCAGAAGTAGCTAACGTCCAGGTTTGAGCAGCAGAGCCGTTATATGCAGTTCCAGATAAGCCCGTACCAGCTGTTAGACCGTTAAGGTTGTTACCTAAGGTAATTCCTGAAATAGTAGAAGCAGCTAGCTTAGATACTGCAATGGCGGCCGATGCATTAATATCAGCGTTAACAATTGTACCATCGGCAATCATAGTGCTGGTAACCGATCCTGTATCCCCAGTGGTTACCACGGTACCTGTCGTAGCTGGTAAAGTAATAGTCGTTGTACCAGCAGTAGAGGTAGGTTGAAGAGCAATAGTACCACTTGTAGCACCTAGAAGAGTTAGACCTGAGGATCCAACTCTCATGCTCGCTGCATTAACAGCGCCAGTGGCGTTAAAGTTACCGGAAATTAATCCTGCTGCAGCGTTTAAGTTACCCGTAGATTGTAAAGTGGCAGCAGACAGAGCAGTTGAAAAATTACCGTTATTACCGTTAACATTACCGGTTGTTTGTAAGGTACCACCTGTTACACTACCTGTGAACAGTGCGCTTGATGCGTTAACGTTAGATGAGGTAGCTGAAATAGTGCTAGAGAATGTACCACTGGTAGCCGTTAATGCTCCCATTCTAACAGCGTCATACGTAGCACTGGTAAAATCTACCGTACCATTAATGTTAGGTTCAGGTACAACGTTGGAGAAGATCTTCCATACACCATCTGTAGCATCTCTAACAAAGCCGCCGTGTTGCTGTGTTCCATTATTAAATGTACCAACTAGACCGATATCAAGTACATCTGAGGTACTGTTATCAGCAAGATAGAGTATGGGGTCATCAAGAATTGTGACGTTGCTATTTAATGTTGTTGTAGTACCTGAAATAAACAAGTTACCGCCAACGTATAAATTACCACCAATAGAAGCACCGCCAGAAATTATAGCAGCGCCAGTGTTTAATCCAGTTGCAGCGGTAGTATCACTTACACTTAAAACACCGGTTGTTGAGAAATTACCTGCAATACGACCAGCTGCAGCATTAACGTTGCCTGAGGCTTGTAGTGTAGCAGCAGTTAGTGCTGTTGAGAATCTTCCATCAGTACCATTGATATTACCGGTTGCATTAAAATTACCAGATACGAGGGCAGCTGCCGCATCTAAGTTACCACTAGTGAGCAGGTTAGCTGCGGTAAAGTTGCCTGTTGTTAAACCTGCGGCTGCATTAATATTTCCAGTAGACTGCAGAGTGCCAGCTGAAAGAGCCGTTACAAAGTTACCATTATTACCGTTAACGTTACCGGAGGTTTGTAAAGTACCAGCGGTAAATGAGTTAGTTACAATACCGTTGCTAGCTAAAGAGTTGCTTGCAACTGTTAGGTTGTTATTTACGGTTGTTGTACCAGAGACTGCACCTATACTTAATGTGGTAGCAGCTCCAGCAAAATTAACTGTGGTTGAAGTAGCATTAACAATATTTGCAGTAGACGTATTAAACGTCAGGTCTCCACCATCGATCTGTATATCACCATCAACTTCAAGATTATTGTTAATATTAGTTAAACCGGTAGCAGCTCCTATCTCTAATGTAGTAGCAGCACCAGCAAAATTAACTGTAGTAGCAGTTGTATTAACTAAATTAAATGTGGTATTACCAGCTACAATAGAAGTTTCAACCGTCGGTGATTGGATTGTTGGAGAAAGACTGAATACAGCATTACCTGTACCGGTTTCATCACTAAGAACCGAACGTAGTTCATCTGAAGTAGTAGAAGCAAACTGGCGTAGGCTTCTATTCATATTCGCTAGTTCAAAGCCCCCGGCGGTTGAACCGTCATGAACACGAATAGAGCTATTACTGGTGTTAACACTTAACTCACCGGCTGCTCCGGTAAAGTTGTTGTTTTGAGCAGTGGTACCGCGTCTAAATTGTACTTGGGTAGGCATTTCTATTCCTTATTAAGCTGCTTCTAAATCTTCCTCAACCATTCTTCCAATAGGTTCCATATTATCATATACTGCACCTAATGATACACCGAAAGCGTCTGATAGACCGGTAGTAGAGGCACCAACGAAAGCTTCTCCATCACCGTAATCAACATTACCGGCGGAGCCTGGAAATTCGACTAGTGTACTTACTGAATAACCACCACCGGAAGCCTGATCTAAATTAACAAAGCTTACCTGTCCGTTTCCATCGGTCTGTAATATCTGTAAAGGTAATCCGTCGGATGTTGGGAATCTATAACCCGTGGTATTAGGGTTACCTAGGGTAAGAGTATAGTTAGCTACAAGATTACCAATGTTAGCATTTGTAATAGTGTTGTTCTGTACAGCAGTTACAACTCTTGCATTGGTAAAATATTGGTTTGTGCCTTCGGATATGTTAGATGTAGTACCCGCACCAATAACTTTAACGGTGCCTGAGCCATCTTTAGTGAAGATAATTTGATCAGCGAGGTTGATGACTGGTTCACCAACCTCGACATTAGCAGCATCAGGTATTCTACCCGATACAGAAGATCTTTTTAATTGTACGACGCTTGCCATCTGGCTCAAACCTTTGCTATGTAGCTAAAAACAAGTTATATAACTTGTTAATAATCTGATTTATTGTCTTTTTTCTTTGCTTTTTCTACTGTATCATCTAATTGCTTTTTAAGTGTTGTATTAGCTTCTAAAACGAGTTGCAACTGTGATTCAAGAAAAATCACCTGTTGTTGCAACTCGGCTAGTTTTGCATTAGATCGTTCAATAACAGTATTTAGCAGTTTTGCTTTATCAATTTCCATAAAAATATTTTAGTAAGTACCACCGTCAATGTAACCATGGAAGGAAGCTGCATATACAGCACCGGTGAATCCCGCACCGCCTGCAACTCTTAATGCACCATTAGTGTTAGAT